GAAGGTAATTCCAACTCATATGTTGGCGTAGAGATTTTTGGTAAAGGCATAACGACCCAAAGATTTCAGATATGATTATTTATTATGCTCCACCAAAATCATTTAAGGTAATTACATCAGGAAGAGTAACATCTCTTCCGTTAATATCAAAAACTCTATTTGGATCAAACTCACCTTCGCCCAACGCAGCTCTAGTCGCTCTATTTAAATCACTTCCAGGATCGTTAAAGGATCCAGATAATGGTTGTCCAGGTTCTTTATTATTATCAACACCTCTACGAAGTGAGTAACTATCAAACTTACCAGCAATGTATCTATCAAAACTAAAGGTCGCAGTTGCTTTCAATACATCAGAGTTTTCATACTTAACAGGTGTTGAAGACAAATCAATCGGAAACATTCCATAAAAAGTATATTCTATTTCCTCTTTATAGTCTCTATCAAACTTAATAATCTTTGTTTGATTTGACTTATAAGAGTCTGGATACTCCATTCTGTAATAATATCCAGCATTGCCTTGACTCTGCCCAGAACCATTACCAATGAATTCCATCCAGTGGTCTAAGAATTTTAGTGTCTTGTATTCATTATCAACATAAAATTCTAACTGAATCTGTGTGAATAGTCTAGTGTGTGCCATTTTTTCAGACACACCCATAAAGTTTCCAACAATATCAGCAGTAGCCAATCTGCTTCCAGGCAATACCGCAGAATAGCAAAGAAGACCTGAAGTTTCTGTGATGAATCGATATCCAACTCCACGCACATTTAGGTGCTGTCTCAATGGAAGTGGCAGTCCAGCAAATATCACCTGGTAGTGAGATGTTTGCGCTAAATTTGTTAATGTTGGTTTGAAATCAGATATTCTACGGGGTCTTACCACTCTAAATACCTTATACGAGTCTTACATTATTAAGTATTTAGATGTCATATAAAGGAAAATATCAACCTTCATATCCAAAAAAATACATTGGCAATTCTCAGAATATCATTTACCGTTCTCTCTGGGAGAGAAAATTTATGAGATATTGTGATATGACCCCAAGTATCTTGGAATGGGGCAGTGAAGAAATGTTTGTGTGGTATATGTCTCCAATAGATAAAAAACCACATCGATATTTCCCAGACTTCTATATTAAAGTCCAAGAAGCAAATGGTAAGGTAAAGAAATACATTATTGAAATCAAACCTCAAAGACAAACTTTACCACCAGAAAAACCGAAACGTCAAAGTAAAGGTTATCTGCGTGAGGTTTATGAGTATGCTAGAAATCAGGCAAAGTGGGAAGCAGCAAAAGAGTGGTGTTTAGATAGAGGGTTTGAATTTAAGGTCTTTACAGAAAAAGAACTAGGCATTAAGTAATGGCAAAAAAAGAAACTCTTCTTCAATCACAAAGAAGAAAACTTGCCGAACAGAGAGCATCAAAAAGACCAACAGATACTGATACTAATCGCAATCGAATTCGTGGAATAATGGACGATTTGATTGGTATTGAAGATCCTGATGATGTTATGGTTGAATTGTTGAATGTCTTGCAAGAAGGTCCTAAAGTACCTCAGGTTGGTAAGTTATACATCTTTGTTTATAATGCCAAAACACCTCTAATCCGTTATGACCAAAATCCTTTTGTTGCTGTAACTGATATCTTTCCTTGGGGATTTCGTGGAGAAAACTTTCACTGGCGTGAAGTGAGGCAATATACTTGGAGTGAAGTTGCTGGTGGTCTTTATGAGGTTTATCCAGCAGAAGTGAGAGATCTTAGTGCCTTAAATTTTGCTAACATCCGTCTAAATAGATAAAAAAGGGTAAATGGCAATACCACCATCAGGTAAAACTGAAATGATTGCTGCAAATCGTGCAAGAGCTGCAGCAAATAGGAAAACTAATGGTAAAAAAGATCCTCCCACTAGGGGAAAGGGTGGTGCTGAAAAGAATGATACTACCCTCAGATATCCTTATGCAATGTTGAAAGACAATACCGACTATTTGAGAATTGATATTGCCACATATCAGCCTCCTGGTCTCAATTTATCAGATTCAGTAGCAGATGGTCCACTTAATGAAATTACAAAGGATGGGAAAAAAGAAACAAAAACTGTAAAAACAATAAACACAAAATTCTCACTAGAAACTGGTTCTAAAGTTAATAGAGCATCTTTAAAAAAACCAAAGCAAACAATATATCTACCAATTCCACAACAACTATCTGACAATACATCAGTTTCATGGGGTGATTCAGGATTAAATGCTATTGAAGCATTTGGTGTTTCTACAACTGCAGATGTAATTAATAATGGACTTGAAGGTGCTCTTAGAGCTTTTGCACAAGGTTCTGATGCTTTAAAACTTCTTTCTACAGACCCTCAACTACAAAATGCCTTAGTAACTGCTCTTTCTGGAACAGCAGTTGGTACTCTTGGCGGAAATGTTAGTGGGTCTCAACTTGTTTCTAGAGCAACTGGTCAGGTATTCAATCCAAATCTTGAGTTGCTATTTGAAGGTGTTAATATTAGGTCTTTCCCATTTTCATTTGAGTTCTTCCCACGAAATCTAAAAGAAGCAGACCAAGTAAAAAGAATTATTAGATCTTTGAAGATGTCAATGAGTGCCAGAAAAAATGCTTCAGGTGGTGAGATATTCATTTCTGCACCTGATGTTTTCCAACTCACTTATATGAAAGGAGGAAGAAAACATCCATTCTTGAATACTTTCTTACCAATGGCACTCACTAGCGTCAATGTTGTCTACACTGGGTCTAATACATATTCAACATTCCATGATGGCACACCAACACACATGAGAATGGATTTGACATTCAAAGAACTCAATCCAGTTTACTTCGAAGATTATACAGACGATATTCCAGGAGTTGGTTACTAATGTCATACTTCAGAGAACTACCAGACTTATACTATCAGTCACCACTTTCTACTCGCACTTCTTCTACAGAGTATGTGCGTATTAAAAATTTATTCAGACGAGTAAAACTTCGTGATGACTTACAAAATGTCTTTACTCTCTTTAATAAGTATGAGATCGGACATGGAGAAAGACCCGATACAATCGCAGAGGATTTGTATGGGTCTACTGATTTAGATTGGGTTGTAATGATGTCTGCTGGTATTATCAATCTGCATGACCAATGGCCACTTTCAGATTATGACCTTTATCGTTATGCTGATAATAAGTATGGAAATGATTTGAATGCAATTCGTTTCTATGAGACAACTGAAGTAAAAGATGCATCTGGAAGACTTATTCTTCCCAAAGGTAAGATTGTTGACTCAAACTTTACAATTCCAAATCCAGATAATACTGCATTAGATTTAAATCCAGTAACTGGAATTACAAACTACGAATACGAAACAAGATTAAATGATGATAAGAGACTGATTTATATCTTGAAACCAGAGTATCTTCAACTCTATCTGAATGATATGAGAAGAATTATGCAGTATGAAAAGTCTTCTCAATACATCAATAGAAGACTTGCTTCAACAGAGAATACTAGAAATACCTCACCACAATAGGTCGAGATTCTTATCAAACACCATCACATACCTGTGTTTACGGGAGCGATCTTTCCATTCTCCAACACACCCTTTAACAGAACCTCGGGAATGCTTTGTTCCGTCTGCAAAGTAGAAATCTTTCTTTGGTTCTGATAGACCGCAATACCTAAAATTGCAAGCCCGATAAATTGTGCCGTTATGATAGTCGCTATCAGCGTATGAGATGATTGCTTTGACTTCTGTGTCTTTTCTAAGTCTCTTAATCGCCTTTGAAACGAACCAAGAAGTGATATTATACTCTCCCTGCTGAGTATCGGGGTGGATGCAGAGTCTTGAGAGTTCGAAGAGTCCTTGTTGCTCATTACGTTCTAGTCCAAATGCGCCTTTTGCAATTTCTGGGACAGGGAGTCCAGTGAAGATACAAACTCCCTGTATACCTCCAATATTTAGAGGTGAAAAGTCATTTTTCTTGTATAGACCGTAATTATATCCAGATTTAAAACCTTTTGAGATGTCCTTAAGATAATGAAACCGCAGAAGTAACTCTGCGGCTTCGGATTTGCTTACACGGTCTATTGTGTAATCAGTCTTCACTCTTCTGCCAGTTTGGCAAAGTAGGACATTGCATCATCGTCCTCATCTTCGTCAACAGAAGACGAACGAGTAGGTTGCAGAGAGTTCAGTTCACCGCGAAGATCTTCGGTGAGTTCACGGGAGGATCCACGATTCTGTTGGCGGAACTCTTCCTCTTCCATCACAGATTCTTCATCTTGGAAACGAGGAGTGCCCTTGTTACCAAGCACATAGTCAAGACGCTTCTTCAGGTCATCATAGGACTTGAACTGATCGGCAGCGACGAGTTCGGCAAGAGAATACTCTTTTTTCCAGATTGCTTCCATTGCGTCATCGTCGTCCAGGAGAGCATCAGGACGGGCAAACTCGGAAGAGTCATAGTTGCGATAACC